ATTCGAGAGCGCGTGATGCCGCGTCTTGAACTGCTTTTGGTGGCGTGTAGGAGGCTTTAGAAAATCTTTCAATCTGTGTTAGGCGCTCTTCGGCTTCAGACTTTGTATCGTAAGTGCCAAACTTGCGTGTACCCGCTTCGTTATAGACGACGTATTTACCCTTTTCGCGACGGATAGTTTTGGCAAGAATCTCCTTCTCAATCCGCATTTCGTAGCCATTGACCGTGAGAACTGTTTGAACATTGGCTCGAGTGGAACCAGTTTTACGAATTACATCTCGAACGACTTCAGAAGGCAGACTCTTGGCGAACTGCAAGATATCGACATCATCAATCGAATCTACAAGGATTTCAAAACTGTCCCATTCATCCTTTGGTCTTTCCAATCCACGACGACCCATCTCATTCAGGATTGTGTGGTGAACTTCGATTGTGGCGGGTGTGGCTACAGACTTGTGAACACGCTCATGAAGCGCGAGTAACTTCTCAGCGCTTAGGTGTAATAGTTTCGATGCAATATCAGCCATAGATTCCAAGGATACGCTATTGATTTACAACTGCACGTTAGTTTTTTTGAATGATGTTGAAAAGTTTGTCATAAATCTTTTCTTCATCTTCAGGCGTTGCCTTATCCAGTTGAACAAACGTCGCTAGTTTTTCCCATTCAGCATAAGCCTCTTGGATAGCCTTTAGTTTTTCTTCTCTGTTCATATCACCTCATATCCTACCATAGTTAGTTATTCTTAGGTGCAGGACGCTCTCGACCAGTGCCGTCATAAATCAATCCATCGCCATCACGGTCAATCGGTCCACTTAGTAGATTCCTGCCCTCGGCTGTCAGAGGCTTGACGTAATCTATGACCATATTCGACATGAGGCGCCTTCCAGCCCAATCCCATTCACCATCATCATCTTTGACTCGGTTTTCCCATCCGAGGTTTGCGAATTCGGCTGGCATCGGGAAATCAGGGTTACGCATATCGCGAACTCTTTTGCCAGCCTCAGCCGTGGAATCGTACATTCTTTCAAATAGAGCATCGAACGCTGGCTTTTCCTCGTCTGTCAATGAGTAATTGCGAGCCGTCTTTAGTTTGTCTGCACTGCTACGGACTGAATCGGGGTCCCAATCAAAACCTGCTCTAGCCCAGTGACGAGCGCCATCGCTTAGACCAGCCATAATTTTGATATAGCCAAAACCTTTAGCGGTGTAGTAATCCTCAGACTGTTGAAGAAACTCTTTGCCGAATCCCTTACCTTGATATTCATCATCTATCTCGAACCATTTATGTTCAACATTCCAAGTATCGTCCTCTTTGAAGAAAACTCGCTCAAATTTACCAACCGCATAGCCTTCGGCATAGATTTCACCCTCAACGTAAATACCTTCATCTTCGACCAAACTAACATCGGTGACTTGAGAAACCATTTCATATTCGTTGCCATCTTCTTCGACAACATTTACGCTTGAGAAGAAAACATCATTGAAAGGCGCTTTTAGGTCAGATGCGTTTTGAATTAGACCCATCTGCTCATTACGGATATTACGAATATCATCACCATATTCCAAGATATAGTTTTTGACTGCGTACTCTGATTCTTGCTCATAGATATTGGCTTTTTCTTGCTCTGTAAGAGGTCGACCTAATCGTGCTTCAGCCAATTCTGTTGCTTCACGAACTCTTTCATCTAAGCCTTGGCTGGATGACATTTCGTCATACTGGTCGCCGTCATTGAGAACGAATTCGCGTAAATCATCAAACGAGGTTGGAGCAATTCCTGATATTGCTTCATCAAGCATTCCAACGCTTGGACCGAGATTCTCATAACGAGTAATTCCCTCGGCTTGGGATTCAGTATATCCCTGACCTGTTGCCCAGTTGCCATGACTCTTTTGGTCATGCTCGGGACCACCCTCATGTTTGAATACGGGCTTTAGCCCATACTCAAATCGGATTACTTGGGTTTTGCCATCTTCTCCCAAAGAACTTTTGCGTACTCCCGTAATTCTTCGTCCGTCATATCCGAGATATTCGGATTCAACTCCGCCACCTTGATATCTTTGTTTTCCGACACTGCCTGTTCCTCCCGTATCTATTTCAGCGAAGTTAGCAACATCCCAAATTGAAATTTGGTCACGTTCCCGACCTGCGCTGGTTGCCCTCTCTCTATCTTGGATATTTTCCGAGACATCTAAATAAACTTGGTTATCTGCCGTATTATGCCATAAACCGAGGTAGTTTTTCCCCGTTGCAAGGTCAGACTTGTTGGCTTTCATGTACTGATACAGAATCTCAGGACCACGCTCAGAGTCGTAGAAATCTTCAGCCTTGACGATTCGCCCATATTGCTTGCCCTTGGCGACCATGAATCCAGTCGTAGGCTCAGAGCCGTCCACCATGTTGACCGAGAGACCACCATTGACTCGAACTCTATCTAAGATACTCGAGGCAACGGCAGGGTCAAGACTGATTCCCGTAGCCCATGAACCGTGGGTCTTTTGGTCATGAGAGCCATGTTTGACTAAAGGCTTCAATCCGTAATCAAATCTAATGTTACTCATTCGTAGTAATCCTCATAGGTCATCTCTGAATAAATATCGGCGTACTTCTCAGGTGGGATAAGTTTGATTGTACAACGGCAATTAGGGTGCGCTATAGGCTTTTCCAGCCCGTTTGAGAAGGTATCTAGCCATCCCACGGTCTCTCCATCCAACTCAGCGCAGATAGGGCATGTACGCTCATCCTCAGCCGTTACCCATATCTTCATGGAATCAGGGTCTACGAATCCCTCTTTAGCGGCTTGCTTCCAACTCTCAAGGCGTCCCTCATTCTGTGCTATCTGAATCTCTGTACGGGCTATCATCGTGGCTCTAGCGCTCTTGAGACGCTCTGAATACTGGGTAGCCATAGTTGATGCCCTGTTGCGAGCCACGGTCTCTTTGAAGCCCTCTGAGACCAATCGGTTGAACTGACGATTCTCATACTTGACTACGGCTTGCGCCCATTTCGGATGTAGACCGACAGAATTCTTGATTCGTTTTGCGGTGGTCTTGTAATCCACTTTGTCATTGAAAGAATCAATGATGATTTGACGAACTCCCTGACGGGTCATGTCATCAATGGCTGTAATCAATTCAGCGGCGCGTTTCTGTGCAAAGAAAAGTGAATTCGGATTGGTCTTATCAAAAGAGATATTGACGTCCATCTTTGGTCGAGTGCTAGATGCCCATGCAGGAATCTTTGTGAACTCTAATCCTCGTAAAGAATTCTTGTTATCAATCTTTACCTTAGATGGCTTGAAATTAGGGAAAGCCAATCTTGTTGACAATCTTTGAATCTCAGCGATACCAGCATTACCGCCAATATCAATCGAATTGAGCAAAGTCTCTTCAATACGTTTTCTATCGCCAGCGATAGTGATAGCACCTAATAAGCGATTGAGTTTGTCAGGGTCAAGACGTTCGATAATACGAGCCAACTCTTCAACCTTGATTTTGCTATTGGCACGACGAATCGCATCATAAAGATTACGAGCGAGAACTGCCTCTTCAGGTGTTAGTGGGTCTCTGCGTTCGGCTTTAGAGAACTTGAATGGCATGGATTACTCCAAGTCGCCATCAAGTGGTTCCGTTCCTTCTGCAATCTCCAACTCTTGCGGATTCTCTCCGGGTTCAAGGTCAGTCGTAGGCATTGGAGGCATTCCGAAATTTTGTCCATCGTGTTCAGCAGGTGGAAGTCCAGCGAGGTCGCGTAGATAATCTTCCAACTTAGGGTCAGGCATAAGTACGCCAGCCTGTGCTAACTTCGTAACGAAATCAGAAATCTCTGTTAGGTCAACATGGCTTACTTCACCATAAGTCAAATACGGTGGACGTGAAATATCCATTCCGTTTAGTTTCATCAATCGTGGAATCGCATATTGATTGATAACCTCAGCGATATTCTTTGCGATTGAATCAACTGCCATTGACCACAAATCCATCTTCGACGAACCAAGTGCGTATGAACCAACGCGGTCATGTCCGAGAAGAATGAAGTCAGAAAGAATAGACATCGCCATTCTTTGGTCATAGCGTTGAATAATCTTGTCTGTATCAAACTGACGTGAGCCACCTGATGAAAGCAACTGTAGGTCAAACATCTTGTGACCCTGCTCGTCATACATGGTTGGGAAAATAATTCCCTCTTGCTCATTACGCTTTACGTTTTGAACAATAGTCGTAATAGCCGCTAGAACTGCCTGTTGGTCTCCTGAAGCACCGCTTGATAGATACTCAGGCGGAACGAATGCAACTGGCAAACCTGCTAGGTCGCGCTCGATACCAATGGCTTCAATCTCTTCAATACGGCGCTTGAAAAACCAAGGGCGATAAGCATTACGAAGAATTGAACGACCTTCAGGGTTATTCTTTTGAGTTGTTGTACGGAACAACAAAGCCTTCTCGATTGGAATTGTATGAATTCCACCTTGTGATGGGTCAACTTGAATCATGGCTTGAATACCGCCATCTTCATCAATTTCCCAACGGAACAAAGTTTCTTGTGCGCGAATTGGGAACTTGCGCCAACCTATCTTTCCATCATCAAATTTAGATTTACGCTTTGGGTCTTTGCTATCTCCACCGCGAATCTTGTAGACAATTTCGTGGTAAGAAAAACCGAATACCAACATTGAAAGCATTTGTGAAAGTGTTTGGTCCCATGAATCGCTCATGTCATGAATACATGATTCAATGAATGCCGCGGCTTCTTTATCTTGCTCAGAAATATCTCCGTCAGCAGAATTATCTGAATATGGGTCTACACGCCATTCAAGACGAGTGATAACTTTCTCAATAGCGAATAACATCGAGCCAATAGTTGGGTCGTTATCTGCCATCTCGCGATAAACACGAGCGCCACGAATACCGCGAAGCGACGTAAGAAATTCTTCATAGACAGTGCCACCCGAGCGACGTAAGCCCGTACTACCTAATTCATTCAAATCGGGTTTTGCCATTACATCTCGTCCTAATCTTTCGTGGCTAATCCAACAACAATCTTCAGCGCTTGGTCCTCATTGAATCCTGCGTTGGTCAACTCGTAAAATAACTCATGAGTCTGTACCGCAAAAGCCTTGAGGTACGACATGACATCTTTACCATCTAAGGCAAAGTCATCACTCATGCCGAAGATTATACTTTATGAGAAATTTGTCTCTTTATTCTCCGTCAAGTATAAATTCGCGTGAATTGAGTCGTAGATTCGCTGTCTCTAGCGCAATCGTTACGGCTAAATCTTTAGTACCCGCTTGACCATACTCGCGCTCTTCAATGATGCTACCTAGTGCATCAAAAGAACGAAATAGGATTTGAAACGGTAAATCAGTTTCACTTGTGGTCAAGTGAACTTCTACATAACTCTGCGGTTCAACTCGCATTGATACATAGGGGCGACCATTCGGTGATACAACTGTTTTCGCGTTAGGCAACTTGCCCACGAAAAAATCTGTCCACGCCATAGTGTCTCCTTTCGAGAGTTTTTCAACCCCTATGATACAACACCCGTTTAGAATGGGAAAGATTCAGGAGCCTGTGGCGTTTTGGATGCGTCCCATGCCGATTGGCTCCAAGGGTCCACTTGAACATCTCCATCGCCGTTACGAGATAGATTTACCACGTTGACGATATGGCGCTTGAGGTCAACTCCCACTGAGTAAGCGGTAATCTCCATGCGACCGCGCTTCTCACCCGAATTCTTATCTTCCCATGAAGCCCACGTTGCGGTCCCTTGTACGACCACGCCCATGCCCTTAGAAAGAGATTCAGCGACGTTTTCGGCTAGACGATTCCAGCACTTGACTGTCCACGGAGTAACGTCGGTCGATTCCCATGTCCCGTCAGGTTTCTTTGTGGACTTTGATGAAATGACCGTGAATGATGCAACTGCTTTACCTTGAGGGGTAAATTTCAATTCAGGGTCGGCGGCAAGATTGCCAGTTATGCAAATTGTAGTCATGAGACATACCTTTCATTAGTTATAGGTTTAGCGATGATATTGAGTTTTTTTCTTAGTTTGTCTCGGTCTTTGGTATTGGTTCCTGCCCATATACCAGTGACTTTGTAATGTAGCGCATAGGTCAGACATTCTTGTGTCCAGCGACATGAACTACAAATCCGTTTTGCTAATCGGTTTTCTTCTGTTGTCCCATTCTTTTCAGGAAAGAAAAACTCTGTTTCAATCCCCCAACAATTCGCTCCCTCGAAATTCCACGGCATCATCACTTTGGCTTGTCCCAACTTCAACATCTGTATCTCCTAGTAATAGACGATTCGGGGAAGATTCGTCCAGCCTAACTAAAATCTTTCCGTTTTTCCATACCCTGCCCCCGACAACTCCGTCATAAAAATTCTTTTTTGGCTCGACCAACTCATCGCATTCTTTCCAAAATGGACAGTAGCGGCAATAATCAAGGGCGGGTAAAGCAAGGTCGATACTGTTTTGGTCAAAGAGCCACGGGTCAGCCTCAGCGCATGGCGCGATTGCTACGAAATCAGGCTTCATGGCGGAAAATGCTACTCGGGTTGAGTCTCATTTTCTTGGATTTGAAATCTCTCGCGTGTCGCATCTTTGAATCGCTCATTCAGTAATTGCTTGAGCAACTCATCCCTATCACTTTTGGTTATCGTCTCTTGTTTTGACTTCATCGTCCCCCCATGTCTCTAAAGCGTGATGCAAAAGTCCTCTTTGTCTCCAATCAGGATTTTCGTCGTCACCTAGAACTATCGTCCAATAATCTTTATTACCGCCAAACCATTCCGCAACTAATACCCATCCAGTACAAATCGCAGGGTCCTCGAAGGCGATGCGCCCGATTTCCGCGAGCGCATCGTCGATTATCGAAGGTTTGGTTTCGTCATCCACTCCCTCAGCCTAGTACCAAAAATTGCGGGTCCAAAAGAGCCACGCAGAGCAAGGGCTGGAATAGCGAGACTGGATATAAATAAGTCCACGTTCAATCTGATTCTCAACACTAATATCGGGGTCGAGACCGAGAATTTGTGGGATTCCACCAGCATTTAGTTTTTCGCCGTTTTGATATACGGGCTGTTTGTTATAGGCGTCGGGTCTCCAATTTGACTCCTTGGTCCATAGGGACTCAAGGCATGTCCATTGAGTTTTATTATCCCAACCATAGAGATGAAGAACTTTGCGAGCATATTTTTTCGCTGATTCAGGGTTGCGCTCTACTGGCGCAGGTTTCATCTCAACCACTATCTCTTCCGCATTCGCGGGAGTATCAGGTGGTATGTGTAGTGGATTGAAAAGAACTATTCCGAGAAAGAGAACTGCGAGTGGAATAGGTTTATAGAGTTTTTCATAGAATCGCATATTCCTCCATTGTTCGGAGCGAACACTTGATGCAACTGGATGTTGCAGTTTCATGTTGTCGGTATCGGACCGACCTCGCTTTTGAGGTGTAGGTGTTTTGCGAACCTTGGTAATACGGTAGCAGATAAATTTAGTGATTCGGTGGAGGCGCTCAAGATACGCTGAAAGAGGACGGGACGCGTACCGAGCAATCGACTCCACCGAATCTAGCGCTCGCGAAAGGGGTGCAAGCGCTATCAGCGCATTACCGAGAAGGGACGTTGACGGTAATGCGATTCAGTCCCAATGTTTTTACACACTAGGACTGAATTTTATCTTACTAGGTTTTAGTCTAGTCTGCCCGAGCCGTAGGCATTGATTCCGTAGGCTTGGCACACTTGAGCGAAGGCGTGAGCATAAGCAATCTTCTGTTCATAAGACTGCCCGAATCCTCTCACCCACACTTCGTAACCGCCGTAATATCCCTTGTGTCCAGCATTGATGGACTTCAAGTAATTCACGAACGCTCCACGAGCAGGAGAAATGTTTATCCACGCAAACCCACAGACTCCACTAGGAACCACATAGGTTTTCTTTGTGAAATCGATATCGTTGCCAAGTGGCGTGGTCGGTGTCCCGACTACCATCGGCGTTGGTTTGCATGCTTCACCAGCGGCAAGACCCGCTTGATGAGCCTCTTTGTAAATGCGAGCGCATTCACGCTTGCCGAGGGTTTTCTTCTTTACGGCTTCGGTCTGTTCCTCAGCCCACTTTTCAATCAGAACGGTTTCTAACTGAGTCATCTGTCCCCCTTTCGGACACTTCCAGTATATCAAACTCCCCTTGGTTATTCAAGTTGAATCTACGACGGATGCGTCGTAATTCGCTTTCAGAGATATACCCTAAAACGCCTTCAGAGCGCCCTAGGAGCCTTTTTCGGAGTCTCTTGAACAGATTACCCACGGCTATCGCCCACTAGCCTCTATTGACCCTACAAGCACAAAGACGAGCAATATAAGGAGCGCCATCCCTATGCCTTGGATATTGTCGATGAGATTCTGTCCTTTACGGGTCAGCCTCAGATTGTGCTTCGTTAGAAATTTTTCTATCACGCTGTCCTCCTATCGTTGATTGACCGAACTACCCCATACACCTCGAGAGAGATATCTGACTCGCACTCGAAGCAATATGTCCTGCCCCCGACCATAGTTAGTCGGAATTGTGTGCCACATAAATAACACTTCATAGAATCACCGCCTCAAACTCGTTACGTCCCGTGAACACTGCGATAATGTCTCGCTTCGAAATTTGTTTTTCAAGCACTATGCCCTCTTTGCTAAATCGTGTCGCAAACCATTCAGCCTTATCTCGCTTGAGTGTCCATGAGATTCCATCCTCATTTAGACCCGGCTGGCATCCTCGATAAACCGTGACGGTATCTGCGAGAGATTCGTAGGCTAACTGCTCATCCCAATCCATAAGCCACATTCGTTTTTCTCTTTTAGAGCCAAACAACTCACGCCACTGCTTGAGATTCGCCCATCCATTCTCGGTGTCTGTCCATATCTGACCGAGCAATTTCCAGTAAGTGTTATCGTCGAGCAGATTTTGAATCTTGATAAAGGCTTCGACTCGATACGGTCTTTCGTGTAGCCAAACGACCTTCTCGAATTCGCCATTACGGAGCGCTTCATCGACCTGATTACTTTTGATTCGGAACTGCTCATTAGCCATTCCATTAGACCAAAACGGAACTTGATAGACCAGTGGATGACGTAGCATGGGAAAACCCATCGCGCCATTTTCTTCAAAGTATGGTTGCAACTCAGGATGTAATTCCTCGGTGCTACTCATCATCTTTGCATACTCTTTGAGAGTATCGTTGAATTCAGATTCCATCTATCCCCTCCTCTTCTTCAACTTATTATTCAGGATTTCTAACTGCTGTTCAAATGACACGCCGTTCTTCTCTGCAAGGCTGGCAACTATCAATCTTTGATTCTCTAATTCGTAATCTTCACGAGGTGAGAACTTTGCCCATGATTCTGTGTTGAGCCATTGGCTAACTGCGCTTCTCTCTGTCTTGAGCCATTCGTAGGAAATCTTTCCGTCGTTATAGATTGAACGGATAATCTTCAGAGGCTCACCCGAGGCTGTTGGAGCATTCGCTTTCTCCTTGGCAATCTTGGCTTGCTTCTTGGCTTCTCTTTCTTGACGAGCCTTTTCTTTGGCAATCTTGTCAGCCGTAACGATTCGGCTTGGACGATTTAGAACCTCGGCAGGAGCGCTTGGGTAGCAGACCGTACAAGCATCTTGACCAGCATCTTCAACTATTGTTTTCTCGTCATCGTTACTGTATTGAACTAACCATGCGTAACGAGTTTGCGGGAAGCAGGTCGAGCAGTACATATCTTTGTGAACATGACCATCGCTCGATACAACCAAGTAAGCGCGAGTCCATGGGTCCTGCTCATAAATCTCGTTTAGTTCCTTCTGACGCTTTTTGATTGGGACTAATTTTTGCTTGAGAATCTCAATCTGCTTTTCATAATGCTCAACATTGTCACTGGCGTATTTTGGATTCTTGATATAGAAATCTAAGGAATCTTGATAGCCAAGAATCTTTTCGCGGATTCTCCATTCGTCGTTGTAGAGATTTGATAGTTCGGTATCAATCTCAACAGCGAACTCTTTTGTCACCGCCATTTTGTCCCCTTTCCCTTTTACAACCCCAGTTTAGCATTTATCAACATAAAGTACAATTAGCAGTAATCGTGTCCCCGTGTGACCCCGTTCGGGAGATATGTCGCCTTTGCGTATTTTGCGTATCATTTTTATCTGCCTAATTACCCTGTGGTGGGTTTTCATCCCTATGTCCGATTCAGCCTCGGCTAATCAGGTCGTGGCAACTGCTACGGCTAACGAGGGCTTTGTCCTCTACATGGACGCCCCACAGGGCTATAAGGTCGACCAAGTGCTTTTTGCCTCCTATGGGACCCCGAATGGGACGAGCCTTGGCTCATGTCATGCCAGTAATTCTTTGAGCATCGTTACCGCCGCAATCAAGAATGAGAATCTTGCGATTCCCGCGACCAATGGTGTTTTCGGAGACCCATGCGGTGGAACTTACAAACGATTGACCGTCTCAATTTCCTATCAACAAATTGCGCCATCTGCTCCGCTACCTCCGAACAATCTTGTTGCATCATCGAGCAATACCGATATCACTTTGACATGGAATGCGCCATCGACTGGAACAGCCGTCGAGCGTTATGCAATTTTTTGGTCATCTGATAATTGGGCAAGTGGTCGAGCCGTAGCATCGACAAGCACTTCAATTACTTTACCAATAGAGGTTGTTGTTTATGACGGACGCGGTAAAGATTTTAGTTTCAAGATTCGCTCTGATAATGATTCATTGAGTCTTTATTCGGAATGGTCGAATGTAGCAACTGTCTTTATTCCTGCTTTGGCTCCCGTCCCAACACCCACGCCCACCCCTTCTCCAACGCCTGAGAATTCTCCGAATCCTGAACCAACCGTTGCACCGTCTCCTTCGCCTTCACTGACTGTTTCTGATTCACCCTCTCCAAGTCCGACGCCAACGCCTGAACTTTCCCCTTCTCCCACTTCAGAGCCATCTCCAACTTCTCAACCTCAGCCAAGTAGTAGTCCTTCACCGTCGAGTGAGCCAACATCCAGCCCAACCCCAAGCCCATCGCCAACACAAACAGAATCAAGCCCATCTCCATCGCCTAGTCCCTCCACGGCTCCAAGTCAGTCGCCTCAACCAACGGCGAGTCCTGAACCAAGTGAGTCGGCACCGTCTCCCACTCCTTCCCCTTCACATGGACAAGGACAGGAATCAGAGCCTCAAGTTTCTCCAAGCCCGACACCTTCTGTAACTCCGACAACTCCATCTCAACCGACCCCGGAACCCGAGCCGTCCAAGCCTGAACCCACACCTTTGCCATCGCCTACTCCTTCACCTTCTCCTCAACCACAGCCTACTCCTGAACCCATTCCCATTCCGTCCCCTGAACCTCAGCCAAGTCCAAGTCCCGAAGCGACACCCTCTGTCGACCCTCAGCCCGAGCCAACTCCTGAGCCTTCTCAAGAATCTCAGGATGAACCTTCCGAGTCCCAAGAGGAAAGCGACCAGCCAAGTCAAACACCTGAACCACAACCATCTACAGAACCGTCGCAATCAGAATCAGAATCCACACCGTCGGAAGAAGAATCTTCAGACTCAACTGAAAACGACGAAGCATCTTCACCTGTTGATAGTGAAGAGGATTCAGACCAATCGAATACACAACCTGAAGAATCCGAGACCGACGCTTCAACCGACGAAGAAGAATCAGAGTCACAATCGTCAACAGAACAAGAGCCAACCAATCCGTCCACAGAATCATCTGAATCTCCCATCGAAATTTTGAAAGATATCTTACAAGATGGAACTGTCACTGCCGCTGAGGTCAAGTCAATCGTGTCCTCGGCGCTTGAAGATGGAAAATTAGATGAGCAAGAGCGCGAAGTTGTTGCCTCAGCCATCGTCGCTCAATTTGTTGATGCACCTGCCGTACCAGCCGAAGCACTGAAAGATGCAGGATTGGATTTCGCTGATTTACCAGCCGAAACCCCCGTGGATGTTAGAACGGACGAGGATGGAAACGCAGTGATTATCACTGCTGAAGTGGCTGATGCGTTAGAACTACTTGTATCGCCAACAGAAATTATCTCTGCGATTTTCGAATCACCTGCTCAACTTATTTTTGCTCTCGGAAATCTCGGTGCAGACATGTCAACTGAGGAGAGAGAAGAAGCAACAAAAACAATTATTGCCGCGACCATCGTTGGCAATATCGCAACAACAGCCATAGGAACTGCCGCTATCGGTAGTATCGGATATAGGAGACCGTAATGAAAGACTTTATCAACGACATGATTGGGCAACTTTGGACATTACTTGGAATGTTCGTTGCTTGGATTGTTTTAGATGGAACTGCGAAGGGAATCGTAGGTAACGCGATTTTGGCTACCCTTGCAATATGGGCAGTTACTTATCCTCTTCGTCGCTCAAAAGAGTAAGTTTGCGAGCGTTATGCTCTTCGCTTTTTGCGAATGGGCTGAACGCTCCATTGATTTCATCGAGAGTCAGTTTTCCATCATCAAGATATTCTCGAGCCAAGCGCTCTGCCACTGATGCAACTGCAAGCAGACCAGCCATTGATAACGCGATTATCTCGTCAACTCCAAAGACCGCGCCAGCACCGAGAGTGCCTAGTGCGCCCACAGTAAAGACCGCGACCATTCGAGAGAGAATATCTTTGATTTTTTTCACTCTCAAAGTTTAGCCTAGGCGACTTGTGCCAATTTAGCCCTCAACTCTTGGTTACTTATTTTTTGCTCCTCAACCCAACCTCGTCGAGACTGTGGGCATCGTGCTTTTGTCGGTCCATTCTTTCCGAGGACTTTGACACCTTTGTAGTGATAGGCGCCCTGTAAAGCCTCGGATGCTTCTTTGCCCATGAAGTGTCGGACTAAATCCAATAGGCATGAAGCGAACTCGGGCTTGTGTCCATCTAGTCGTGTTAGGTGATGAGCGACCTCGTGAAGAATCACGAATCTCGTTCTAGCCCACTTAGGCAATTTGATTGCTCGATTGCCATGATGAAATGTTGCACACGCTTTACGGCGACCTCGACCATCGAGAACGACGATAGGCGACTTCATGCGATATTTCTCAATCACATATTTTCGAGACATGATTTTGTCTACGAACTTTTGGCATTCCTTGAGGGTCATCGGGTCTGTGTACTTGATGCCCGACATGTCCTCAGCGATATAAAGGCGACCTGCTTGGTCTTTGACTTTAGCCATGTTTCTCCCTTCCGTGACCCAGTATATCAAACGGGGGTTTAGAAAGAATCAGAAAGTTGAGTCGCTCAGGCTCAGGTTTGATAGGACACGCCACGATTTGACACCCTTTTCCACCTTTTGATTCCCAACCCCAGTTGTGATATCCTTGAGGTGTCCGAAAGGGGGACGCATGGGAAAGAAACTTGAGGGGTTCGAATGGAACCAACGTGTAAGTGGCGATTACGAATCTGTTGACAGATTTCTTCACGAGGGTCTTGTTACTCCCGAGGTTGCCAGCGCAGGAGAACTGCTTCTTGCCGCTGAATGGTTGTCGACTTATGACGCAGATAGTATCGAAGATGCTCAGAGATGGGCAAATGTAATCGGTTTCTTGGTCGCGGGTGCTGAAGCCAAAGAAAAGCGCACCGCGCTCGCAAAGGCAAAACGTGAATATGCCAAAGCCCATGGCATCAAAGTTTCTCAAGTCAGAGTCAAAAAGGAGACGAAATGACAACTCAAATTGATAACAACGAGATATTGGATTTCGTTGAGTATGTCGATACTTTCTACAATCCAGTGACAGGCGTTTATCCAATCGGAGGCGCAACTGTCGAGGTCATTACGAAAGCGACCAAGGCTTATGTTGGTTCGCTCAATGATGAGACAACATGGGGCGGTGGCGATAGCGTCGATAGAGAGCGCGTTCGCGACATCATCTTCCAACTTGTTTGATTTACAACCGTAGTTAGGTTACACTCGAACTGTCCGAAAGGGGGACAATCAATGAAAGTCAAAGTAACGTGGAAGGCATTCGGCAATAAGCCCGATGCAGGTCGTTTCATCTCAAGCGTTGAGTTTGAAACTGATTTCACAATCACAAATCCGTTGTTGTTATGTGATGTTATTTATCATGTGACTAACACTTACTCAGGCAATCTATGGAAAATCATTGAGCCTAAGTTATCTCCAACCCGAACTCACACAGCGCTCTCAGTAGGCGACGAAATCGAAATCGATGGACAGGTTTATGTCTGTGCTGATTTCGGATGGGTCAAGGCTGAAGAGGCTGATATCGAATACTTGTCTAGCGAATATGGGGACGGTGCAGTATTCAAAGTTCGTGAAAGTGTGAATTTCTAACCATAGTTTGATATAATCAGAATGTCCGAAAGGGGGACACAATGAAAAATAAATACCAATGCCGAACCTTTGACACAAAGGAACTCGTCAATCAGATTGGTTTGATGAATGTTCTAGCAATCTCAGGTGGTCGCGTTCACAGCATCGTCAATGATGAAGGTGAGACCGTCGAGGTTCAACTGCCAGTAGGTAAGGGATATCGAGTATCAATCACTCTAGGCTTCATGGATACATGGACAGTGCGCCGCGAATATGTTCGAAAGGGCGAGGTCAAGGTCAAGGGTGTTCAAGAGGATGTCTACTTTGACCAAGTAGGCGAAGTTGCTTACAAGGCAAGTTGCTTTGTAAATGTTCCGTTTGGAGAGGCGGTAAAGAAATGACTCAACCAACACTCAACGCAGATGGAAAGTTTGACCTAACAACTCGAATCATCGAATTTGAAACAGGCGAATCAACTCAAGAAGAGGTAATCGAATTGTTTCAATATCTCGTCGATAGTGGATTGGCTTGGTCTTTACAAGGTAGTTATGGACGAACTGCTGAAGCACTTATCGAAGCAGGTTATGTAATTTCGTCCAAGTAGTATAAACTAGGGTTCATAATCGAAAGGGGATATCAATGGAGCATGCAGTATTAGTACATTCGCCCGAGTATGCGAATTGGGTCTTTGACCCAAAGCATCCAACTCAGGGTCGACGATTCTTACACGGACGTAATCAGATTGTTCTTGAGGCGCAGAAGCGCAAACTCAACGTGTGGGAGATTGCTCCTGAATATCCATCAACTGATGACTTACATCTTGCACACGACGAAGAATATGTGTTCGATGTTGTTATCCGTGGCGAGTCACATGAATGGACGGGTCAACGTCATGACCTAGGAGATTTAGCCAAACTCTTTGTTGGCGGAACTCTGACTGCTCTCGATACGCTGATTGATTTGAAAACTAAGTTAGCGATTCACCTCCCCGGCGCAAAGCATCACGCACAGCGCGACCATTCAAGCGGATTCTGCGTATTCGGTGATTTTGCTATCGCCGCGAAGCGAGCCGTCGAACTCGGATATCGTGTTGCGATATTTGATATGGACGCACACCATGGCGACGGTACAGAGAATCTAACTCTCAATGACGAAAATATCTTGACCTTCTCGGTTCATGAGTGGGGCATCTTCCCCGGAACTGGTCTAACGTCAGATTTCAAGAATAACGCCTATAACTATCCGCTTGCCTATAAGAGTGGCGATATCGGATTGTTGACTGCGACAGAGAACTTTCTGACGGTCTGCGAGAAGTTTGCGCCCACGATGATATTCGTAGCCTCGGGTGCTGACGGTCTCAAGGATGACCCGTTATCCTCACTCGAATATACATCCGATGGATATTTCCGAGCCGCGAGGATGATTAGGGAGCAATTCCCTGACCACCCGATTCTCATGGGCGGAGCAGGTGGCTACCTGCCCGATACAGGAACTCCCGAGGTTTGGAAGAATGTTGCGCTTGGTTTGATGGCGGTTCATACTGAGGTAGTAAAACCCTAAGTAAGATATCCCAGTGACTACACTTGTTGGGATTCAAGGACGTTCTTGGGCTTTGCTAGGCGCTGATACTCGCGTTACGAGTGAAGGCACGATTTATCGTATGCCAAAGCATCATTCTAAGATTGCTCAAATTGATGGGATTCTGATTGCATCCGCTGGCGATGTTCGCGGTATCAATGTGCTTGAACATAGTTTGAAGATTCCGAAAGTGACTGCGAAATCTGATGAACAATTTATTACGAGTTATCTCATCCCTGCTATCCGTCAAGCATTCTCTGAGGCAGGGTACGAGAAAACTTCTGATGGGGTCTCGTCTCACGAAACCGAATTCTTGGTCGCTTACAAAGGAAAGATTTACGAGATTGATTCAGATTATTCTTGGGTTCAAGATTCGCGCAATATCTACGCTCTTGGCTCGGGTGGAATGATAGCCCTTGGCGCATTGGCAACTCTTGTCGGAGATTCGATTACTAAGACCGAGGCTCGCAAGTGGGCTTTGAAAGCATTAGATATCGCCAGTCAATATAACGCCGATACTGCTCCGCCTTATCATGTTGTTATTCAAGATAACTAGACTGCGTTGGCGATTCTTTATCGCTAGGCAACGTCTCAAGTTTGATGCGTGGCGTATCAATAGACGACTCAAAAGAATACTCCGAGGGCTTGAAAGACTCTAAGCCACAAACACAGACGGTGCGAACTTCATAGTAAGAATGATTCGGAACTGGCAAGACAACTAGGCATTCGGCTTTATGATTCATCGGATTGATTCTTTCACATCATCATGAACTTCAATATGAAACGCTTTGCTCTTGATATCTAAATTCTTTGTGTGATGACCGCAGAAGAAAAGAATCCCTGCTATGAAATATGCCTTGACCATGGCTGGCGCTCCGCACTTATCACAGCGCTCGCCAGTTTCCATGTTTAGACTTCCTCGAAAATAGTGCCGCGGGTTGCGGTGCTTGAAACTCTCTCTGCGGTAAATGGTGTGTCTTTGCCGATTGACACAGTAATTTCATCTTGGTCAACTACTGTTTCAACTCTAGCGTGACGGATTCTGTCATCTGATGTTAGGACATGCAAGTAGGTGAACGGACGAATGATTTTCATGTTACTTCCAATCTTCAGGCAACTCGGCGGTTGCACCTAGGGCTTTTGCTCTACGGATAATGTGAGCCTTTACTTTGTCGGGATTCTTTGCCCGTCCATAAGATGAAATCGCATTCTTCAAATCATTACGGCTTTTGATTGGATATGAACCATCAGGCATCGCCATATCTCGCGAGGCTAGGCGCTCGCGCTCTTCAGGTGTGAACTGACGCTTTGCAACTTTGTTCGTATCAGTAATCGGACCGCCAACAATCCATGCTCGACATGTTCTCGCTGAAGCACACTTGAAATCGAAAGCCTCGCAATATCCCAACTCACCTGCATCTGTTACATCCCATGCGTTTTCTTCAGTATCACCCGTGGCTAATCCACCTTGGATACATTCCATCATCTCTGAAGTTTGGATGAAAGCGGCGCAGTTTCCGCATTTTTGTTTCTTTGCTTCTTCTACAGAGACATCCCACTCATCAGCCATCTCTTGCCAATAGGCATCATTCGGCTCGGATGGATTGAGAGGACCGTAGTTAGCATCTTCAATCGCTTTTTCTCTGTTATCAAGATTAGCCCTTACATCCTGAGTCGCGGTTGGGCATACAGCCTTCAATAGTGTGTGAACTGCTGGCGTAAGGGTCATGAAATAAATTCTACGCTATCAGGATTTCTTATCTTTTTTCTTCTCCATTGGTAAGCGCAATTTTTCTCTTCCATCTTTACGAAGAATCACAATCATGCCATCGCGAATGATGGACTTATTGAATGGATGTTTTACTTTTCTTTGACCGCTTGACATTGGGAAAGTATAGAACCCCTGACTTCCCCTTCAGAGGTTCTATCCCGATAGGCAGATACATGAAGCGCTCAAAATCTATCACGAGTATTCATTCGAACAAGTGTTCGAAACACCACTTAGTAACGTATTGCATTACTAACCCCCGTTTGATATACTGGTCCCGCAAGAGAAAGGGGACGCCATGAAGAAAGCCTTCAAGGTCGAAATCAAGGGAAAGAGAGCCGTCTACATCTTCAAGACTAAAGAAGAAGCAGAGGCTTACGCGATAACCGCGACTGCATGGGTCGGCGGTAAATACAGAATCACTGAGGTCGTCGTCAAGGAAGAGCAGGTTGCCTAATGAAGCCAAAAGTCGGTCAGGTCAAAGAATGGATTGAGAACGAATTCATCGGCAACTCTGTTGCCAAGGTTTATGTCGCCGATATCGACGAGGATTTCTACAAGGTCGTCGGAGGCGGAAAGACCAAGTATTTCTACGGGGAAACTGCGTGGCAGGACGCACAGCGTTTGGCAGGGGATATCCACTGCAAAGTGTTGTTCGCTTGAATTCCTAACCCAAGTTTGATAAACTGATACTGCTCGGAAGGGGGCAAAATGACTCAGACAATCGAAAAGGTAACGCCAAAGGTCGGCGACATCCTGTACTCATCATGGGGCTATGACCAAACAAATATCGAGTTTTTCAAGGTGGTCAAAGTCAGCGAGTTTTCCGTATGGATTCAACAATTAGGAGCCAAGGTCGTTGAGGTGACTGGATGGGCGCATGAAAACGTGGTTCCCACTGATTCCTCTCAGTATCAGGTTCGCAACTGGGATAACAAAGAGGATGAATTCGGCAACATCAATGCGTTCGTGACCAAGACTTATCCAGTCACGCGCCACAAGATTCAACAAGGATTCGCCCATGACCCTGAGAACTACTGGGTCAAATTGAACTCCTTCTCACATGCGAAATTGTGGGACGGGAAGCCAAAGGGTCAGAGCCACACCCATTGATAATTGAATAACTAACCGAAGTTTGATATAATGGACTTGTCCGAAAGGGGGACAGAATGGCTAAGAGAGGTCAGATAGCGGTGGGTTAAGAATGGGCTTACCAAAGAAGCCGTCAACATGAACACAAAGCATGGGGCGGGTATGAAAAAGCAGTTATCGTTGCGGTTGAACCTTATGAAAAAGGTTACAGCAAAAATTACCAAGTTCAAAAAGGCAACGGCGTTCTCATCAAAATTGTGAGTGGGTATGGGGCTGGATATGAACAAGTTGTGCAGTTGAGCCAATTATGGAAACCATGGGCTGAGTATGAAGTCGCTCAGGCTGAATACAAGGTGCAATACGAAATCGCTCAAAAGAAAGCCGCGATAGCCAAGGCTGAAAGACAAGAATTTCAGCAGAAGGTTTATCAACCTGCTTTGAAAGAATTTCAAAAAACTATCGAAGCGGTGACTGGTAAATATGTTGGCGATTGGACAAGGATTGAAGAATTGCCAATCGAAGTTATCAAAGCGATTACCGAAGCGGTCAAAGAAAAGGCGGTGGCATAAATGGGTTGGACAGTAACTCAGGTCGGGAAAAACATCACGACCAAGAAGTTTCTCGAGTTTGATATCAAGCGCGATTATCCGCACTTAGAACTCGTCAAACTTGTTGAGGGCAAAAACGAATACGGTCAGAAGCCATTCTTCGCCGCGTTCAAGCGTGGGGATAAAGTGACTGGCGCAGTGTTTCTAACAAGGCGCAGAAACGGTAGCCTCGCAGTCAAAGTCATTGGCGAAGAGGCAGGTCCGGGACATGTCGCACCAGCATCGTTCATCAAGTTACTTACTCCTACTGATAACGAATGGGCGAATCAATGGAGACAGCGTTCATTGGATGTTGAATTACTAACCCAAGTAGGATAAACTCAGATACGAAAGAGAGGGGACAAAAATGGGATACACCCACTATTGGCGAAATGATACGGGTTACGTCATCGACGAATCCGCGTTTGCTAAGTTTGTTGAAGAAGTAAAGCAGATAACGGCAACTGCTCAAGAGGCTGGAATTGACCTCGAGGAGAGTTACACACCGACAGAAATCATCATCAATGGCGTTGGTCCACTAAGTCACGAGACTTTCGTGTTTAGCCAAACTCCTGATGAATTCGAATTCTGCAAGACTGCTGGCAAGCCTTACGACATGGTTGTGACAGCGATTCTGATTCATGCCAAGAAATACTTCAAGGAGATAACCGTGAAGAGTGATGGCAACTGGAATGACTGGGAAGGTGGCAGATTCCTTTATGAATCAGTATTCAATGTCGAGCCAAAGAAAGAAGAGGTGTTTGCATGACGCTACGAGTACAGCCAAAGATAGGTTCCGTGGTTCGTTATTCAGATATGGAGAATGCAGGGTCTACCTTTATCGTGCTTGAGAAGCCTCATCGCGATATGCAATACGGCTGGTGGACTCAATACATCATCCGAGCAACGGAAGCGCCGTACACGTTGACCGCTTCAGATTTACGGCAACGAGGCTGGAAGATTTTTTATGATGAGACCGAGACATGGGAAGAGGTGCTGGCATGAGCGTATTAGATGAAATCGAGAAGAGCAAAATCCTAGCCGAATGGTTCGCCGATACATGGCTCCTCGTAGTTGAAAATGATTACGACATGTGGAATCAATTAGTCGATGACGCCAAGGGCAAAGACGTAAGCGAACTCAGCGAGTTATTGCGTGACGAATACGAGAACGTGGTCGAGCAGACTATCGATTATGTTGACGCCAAGAATTCGTTTAGTTGGTTCATGCGTGAATTCCTACAAGGGTGGGGAAGTGCGCCGTTCGACATTATCGCCCGTAGAGTGTTAGACCGATTGAAGGAGAGTAAATGAGCGACCCACGTTTTGAAATCCAAAAGGGAATCAATGACCTTGTGTATGCAATTAGGCTATACGAGCGTCAGTTTATTATCTCGGAGATTCAAGCATTCGCAGGAGAGTACAGCCACCCTATGACAAAGGATGGCGTAACGCGAGACGTGCTAATCGTGGAGCAACTGATTGATTTCCTAAAGACTCCGCAAAGTGCTGAGGGGTCGTAGTTCCTCAATCCGTAGTTGGTAATTCTCAACTTGCTTATCGGCTGGACCAGTCATTAGCGGTGGTCGTATCTTCAAATCCGCGAGAGTGTTCCAGCCATGGATATTGACCTTGATTAGATTTTGAACTGTGGTCGTTGAACACCACAAAATGAAATCGGCTTTCTTCTCAAGATAAGGCAACTGCGCTACTGATACAGCCCTTCCCCAATCGCTCCAAAAATCCGCATTCCATGTCTTGACCTCACATCTGCCTATCTTGGTACTGATATCGCAAAGCGCGTCATATTCTTCATTGGCAAAATATGGGTAGGCATCTATGCGCCGATTGACAAAGTATTGATAAGCGCCCATCTCCCCATATCGCCCGATTGTGTGACTGCTCAGGAGATTGCGGTAATGACCTTTGACGTTGCGATACTTCTCGAAAGTATTTTGGGCTAG